AGATTTATTCTCGAACATCATGGAAAATCGAGTACATAACGGCTCATTAGTTGGGATCAATCCATACTCCAATGAATGGGATTATCTAGTCATGCAATTTCAATCGATAGCAAGTCCATATTCAAATCAATTCATTGCAGGCGATTATTCTAATTTTGACGGCACTCTTGGAACAGATATTTTATGGACTATTCATCAATACATCGAACACATATATCAAAGAAATCCCGAAAATGCAGCACTTTCAACAATGCTGTGGAGAGACTTAACATCATCATTTCAGGTCTTTGGAAATACAATAATCCAAATGATGAGAGGACAACCATCAGGAAACCCAGGTACTGCAATTGTCAATACACTTTTCAACTCAAGCATAGTTTTTCTAGCATTGCATGAACTACTAGAGGAGAAAGGTACTGTTGACGCGTACATAATTCAAGAAAATCTCGGTAAACATTATTTTGGTGCCTTTTATGGAGATGATAATGTTATAGCGTTCTCTGAAAAATTGTGTGAGGTCATGCATCCAGCTGATTTACAACGCAAATTATTAGATTATGGATTAACATATACCACTGATTTAAAAGATGATACTGCTTTTGCATATAGAAAACTGACTGAGGTTACTATATTAAAAAGAGGATTTGCACCAGATGTTCACACTCGATCATGGATGGCGCCGCTAGAACTTGCGTCCATATTAGAACCTCTGAACTGGGAAAAATGTGATCATACAGATAGAGATAAACGAAAGTTGCAGATGCAATATAATTCTAGGTTAGCTATTCGCGAATTGAGTTTGCATGAAGAACATGTATTCCAAAAATACGTGCCTCTTATAGTCAAGTGTTGTGATGAATATGATATTGAATTAACAGCAGATTGTTTTTATCCTCAAAAGACTCTTCGACGAATGCTAAAACGTGGTGATAATCTAATGCTTCTTTCCGATGATGTATCCTATACTGTAACCCTTAATGGACACGATAACAACCTCGAAAAATATGATTGGTGTGCCTCAAAGCACGCAATCGAAAACAAACAGGGTAGTGATATTTATCACGGGAAACGCCCTGAGAGCAGCCCTCTCGAAGCTTTCCACCAAAAAGGATTGGACAAGTTTTATCCGACTGTTCATGGTATAAAAAGGATAGCAACAACAACAGAAGAACAAAATGTTCTCTCAGCACATTCACAAGAAGCTGAGACAGTAGGTCAGATACCATTCAGTGACCTGACGGAAGAATCGACGACTGGACAACAAATTGTATCATTCTCAACGCAACTAGCTCCAATTGTATCAACATTGCCAGAAGTGCAGGAACTGCCTCAAAATGCAATGGCAAATATGATGGAAAACAGAGACCATTCTATCAAGGACGTTATATGTCGTGAATATAGATTTGACTCATTTGAAGTTCCTATTGGAGGAACTGGTGGGGAAATTCTAAAACGATGGGACGTACTATCCTTGCTTACAGCTCAGCCGAACATCGCTGACAAGCTTAAAGGATTTACATTCCTACGAACTGACGTATATATTAGATTGGAAATTGCAGTGCAGCCATTTGTAAGCGGCGGGTTAATGTTAACATTATTCCCTGATATAACATCAGAAGCCGTGGATCATAGACTTGCAAGAAGTCAATTATCAACAGCACCTAATCTGCAAATTTCAAATCCATCATCGCAGACCATGCAAATACGTATTCCATTCGTATCGCCATTCCTTGCACGTAATTTGATAAGCAAAAATGGAAATATTGGAACTGTAGTACTTTCGCGCTTAACAGCATCAACTCAAGCACCATTCAATATAACAGCTTATATTAGTGCTGATGTTGACACAGTGAAGGTTGAATATCCAACTATAGTTTCTCCTCCTGTAGGTATTATCGAATTAGAAAACCGCATAAAACAACTTACAGTTTCATTACAAGGATTACGCGAATTGGAAGCAATATATGACTCAACATTACCAGATATGCATGGAGATAGAGAAAGCTCAAAAATCAAGAAGAGTGGAGCGATTTCAGGTATTCTTAATACAGCTGGAAAAGTAGCTACTGTAGCGAGTGGAATTCCAGTGATAGGTTCAGTGGCGTCAACTATTGCGCCATTTCTTAAGATCGGAGGTAGTATACTTGGAGCATTGGGTCTATCAAAACCGCCAGATGATAAACCAATAACAGCCGTTAAATGGAAACCAGGAGACTGTCATTTATCTTCACAAGGAACATTACCATCACATGTATTCACTATGGATCAAGGATGTGGAGTAGATACAGTTCCT